TACTGCGGAAATTGGAGATCCAAATTGCAAAATCTCTGATGTTGCTTTAGTCAATTCTGATGATACAGTAAGTTCTTGGTTGACCTGTACGGAACAAAAGGATTTGTTGTTTAGATCTGAAGATATTTTAACAATCGTTGAACCAAAAAGTTCTATTATTAAAGCATACATGGAAATCTCTGAATGAGAGTCTTAAGCATTGATCTAGATTACATTATGGGTCCGGTTATTGAACTCTATAATGGTCTGATGTTTAATGAAAATCCAACAATAAGATGGGAACAATTTTTTAACAAAACTGATTTTAATGAAAGTCATTTTCGTATTGATCAATCAAATTTATTGTTTTGTTATAATACTTTTTTAAAGGCACTTCGCAATTGCGATAGTGTCTCTTTTGGTTATGAGCACGATTCTATTCTATTCAGTATTGCCGAGTATGAAAATATTGATCTAATCAATATAGATCATCATGATGATGTTTTTGGTGGGGACTACATTAGAGAGATGCCTGAGGAGGACGCATATAAAACAGAGTTTTATGAAATCATGAATCACAATAGAGTTCATGAGGGAAACTGGGGTGCTTGGTTAGGTGGACATAATAAATTAAAATCTTTCACCTGGATTGGAAATAAGAACAGTGTGAATAAGAGTCGTAATAGATTCAATTCAGAAGTTGTTCCTAATTATAGAAATGTAGAGAAGGAAGATTATAAGTTTAATAATTATAATTTTGATCATATCTTTGTGTGCATGTCACCGCAATATATTCCGCCAAATCACTGGCACTACTTTGCCATGTTCATCAGTGCATTTGAGGAATTTGCCGGAAAGGATGCTATAATATACACAGAGAAGTTTGAGACTAACGTTCGTCACCAAAGGATTCATAATGAGATTTTACACCAACGTTCAAATGGTCGGTGACCACTTTCTGGTCCGTGGATATGAGAATGGAAGGCACTTTGCTACGAGGGAAAAGTTTTACCCTACACTTTTTGTACCCTCTAATAAAAAGACAAAGTATAAAACTCTTGAGGGAGACTATGTTGAATCAATAGAACCTGGCACCGTTCGTGATTGTAGAGAGTTTATCAAAAAATATGATGGCGTAGAAAACTTTAAAATCTACGGGAATGAAAGATACATCTATCAGTATCTTTCTGAAATGTATCCTGAGGAAGAGATTAAATTTGATACCAGTAAAGTCAAAATTTCTACAATTGATATTGAGGTCAAATCTGAAAATGGATTCCCCGATGTAGAATCTGCAGCAGAAGAAATTTTGCTTATTACGGTGCAAGATTATACTACTAAACAAATTCGCACTTGGGGTCAGGGACCTTTCAATAACAAACAAGAGAATGTTATCTATAAAGGATTCAGAACCGAGTATGAACTCCTTAACGATTTCATCAGTTGGTGGATGATTGAGACTAATACTCCTGAAGTTGTGACCGGATGGAATAGTGAACTTTATGATATGCCTTATTTGGTAAGACGTATTGATCGTATTCTTGGCGAGAAGTTAATGAAAAGACTTTCACCTTGGGGATTGGTGACTGAACGTGAAACTATTATTATGGGTCGCAAACACATTTCTTATGATGTTGGTGGTATTACGCAACTTGATTATTTAAATCTGTATAAGAAGTTTACTTACAAGGCACAAGAATCTTATCGGTTGGATTATATTGCGAGTGTGGAACTTGGGCAAAAAAAACTTGATCACTCTGAGTTTGATACCTTTAAAGATTTCTATACAAAGGGGTGGCAGAAGTTTGTAGAATACAATATAATTGACGTGGAACTTGTTGACCGAATGGAAGACAAGATGAAATTGATTGAACTCGCAATTACCATGGCATACGATGCTAAGGTGAATTATAATGATGTGTTCTATCAGGTTCGTATGTGGGATGCGATCATTTACAATTATCTTAAAAAGAGAAACATTGTAATTCCACCCAAAGAACGTTCAGACAAGGATGCAAAGTATGCGGGCGCGTATGTTAAACAACCGGTTCCGGGAAAGTATGATTGGGTTGTGTCTTTTGACCTTAACTCTCTCTACCCTCACCTTATTATGCAATACAATATCTCTCCAGAGACACTCCGGGAGACCAGGCACCCATCAGTTACAGTTGATAAGATACTTAACCAAGAACTGACTTTTGAACTGTATAAGGACAGTGCAGTGTGTGCTAATGGTGCCATGTATCGTAAAGATGTCCGTGGGTTCCTACCTGAATTGATGGAGAAGATTTATAAGGATCGCACCATCTATAAGAAGAAGATGCTTATTGCAAAACAAGATTATGAAAAAACTCCAACTAAGGTATTGGAAAAAGAGATTGCACGATGCAACAACATTCAGATGGCTCGCAAGATTCAACTCAACTCTGCATATGGTGCTATTGGTAATCAATATTTCCGTTACTACAAACTGGCCAATGCGGAAGCGATTACGCTTTCTGGTCAAGTCTCTATCCGTTGGATTGAGAATAAGATGAACGGATTTCTAAATAAGATTTTAAAAACCGAAGAAGTCGATTATGTCATTGCATCTGACACTGACTCAATCTATCTTAATATGGGACCTCTTGTTGATAAATTTCTTAGTCATAAGTCTGATGATAAAACAAAAGTTGTTGAGTTACTTGATAAGATCTGTGAAGACAAATTGGAACCATTCATCGAACGATCTTATAAGGAACTTGCGGATTACGTTGCGGCATATGACCAAAAAATGATTATGAAGCGTGAGAATATTGCAGAACGCGGTATTTGGACTGCGAAGAAACGCTATATTCTCAACGTATGGAATAGTGAAGGGGTTCAGTATTCGGAACCTAAACTTAAGATGATGGGTATTGAGGCAGTCAAATCATCCACTCCTGCACCCTGTAGAACGATGATTAAGGATGGTCTCAAACTCATGATGAATGGCACAGAAGAAGAAGTAATTAACTTTATTGATAAGTGTCGTAATGACTTTAAGGCACTTCCACCAGAACAAATTGCGTTCCCTCGTTCAGTATCGGATGTTGTGAAGTATAGATCTTATTCTGATATCTATTCCAAAGGAACTCCTATTCATTGTCGTGGAGCACTTCTATTCAACCATTATATCAAAGAGAAAAAATTGACAAATAAATATTCTCTTATTACTAATGGTGAAAAAATTAAATTTCTTTATTTGAAGAAACCAAATATTATTCATGAGAATGTCATCTCATTTATTCAAGACTTTCCACATGAACTTGGTCTTGACAAATACATAGACTATGACTTACAATTTGAAAAGTCATTTGTCGAACCACTCAAAGCAATTCTTGATGCGATTGGATGGAATGTGGAGAAAACTGTAAACCTTGAACTATTTTTTGTATAATGGATTTTTTAAACGAAATTGTAAAAGAGATTGGAGATGACTATACCAAACTGGCAAAAGACATCGACGACACAGAAACTTACGTGGACACAGGTTCGTACATCTTTAACGGACTTTGTTCAGGTAGTATATTTGGTGGTGTTTCTGGGAATAAGATTACTGCCATTGCTGGTGAGTCTTCTACTGGCAAGACTTTCTTTTCTCTCGCTGTCGTCAAAAACTTTCTTGATTCTAATCCTGACGGATATTGCCTTTATTTTGACACCGAGGCAGCAGTTAATAAATCTCTTCTCGAAAGTAGAGGAATTGATCTCTCACGTTTGGTCGTGGTTAATGTAGTGACTGTTGAGGAGTTCCGTAGTAAGGCACTCAAAGCAGTGGATATGTATTTAAAAAAATCTGAAGATGAACGCAAACCCTGCATATTTGTGCTAGACTCTTTAGGAATGCTTTCCACTGAGAAAGAGATCACTGATGCACTTAATGAAAAACTGGTTCGTGATATGACAAAATCACAACTGATTAAGGGTGCGTTTAGGATGTTGACACTCAAGTTGGGGCAGGCTAAAATTCCTATGATCGTTACCAACCATACCTATGACGTTATCGGCTCTTATGTTCCTACTAAAGAGATGGGAGGTGGTAGTGGCCTTAAGTATGCTGCCAGTACCATTATTCATCTTAGCAAGAAGAAAGAAAAGGATGGAACAGAAGTCATTGGAAATCTTATCAAGGCAAAGACTGCTAAGTCTCGTTTAAGTAAAGAAAATCAAATTGTCACGGTGCGTCTTTATTACGATGAGCGTGGTCTTGATAGGTATTATGGTTTGCTTGAATTAGGCGAACTTGCCGGAATGTGGAAGAATGTTGCCGGTCGTTATGAGATAGATGGTAAGAAAGTCTATGCAAAGGCAATTCTGAAAGAACCAGAAGTTTATTTTACGGAAGAAGTAATGCAGCAACTTGATGCTGCCGCGAACAGAATTTTCTCATATGGAACGAATTGAGACTACAATTCTCAGAAACTTAATATGCAACGAAACTTATTCTCGTAAAGTCATTCCATTTATAGAACCAACATATTTTGAGCAAAGAGGTGAAAAAGTAATCTTTGAGGAGATCACTCAGTTCATTGTGAAGTATGGTTCTGCCATTACAACCGAAGCACTAAATATTGAGGTTGAAAATAGGACAGATCTAAACGAGAGTGAGATTAAAGAAACCAGAGACATCTGCAATTCGTTTACAGATCTTCCAGTAGATAATGAATGGTTATTAGATACCACCGAAAAGTGGTGTCGTGATCGTGCGATTTATCTTGCACTGATGGAATCTATTCATATTGCAGACGGAAATGATGAGAAGAAGAGTAGAGATGCGATTCCTTCTATTCTTTCTGATGCACTGGCAGTTTCTTTTGACAACAACATTGGACACGATTACCTAGAAAATTATCAAGAAAGATATGAGTACTATCACAGGAAGGAGGAGAAGGTTTCGTTTGATCTCGAATACCTTAACAAGATTACGAGCGGGGGCATATCTAATAAGACTCTTACTATCGCGCTTGCTGGTACTGGCGTCGGGAAGTCTTTATTCATGTGCCATGTTGCTAGCTCCGTGTTGCTCCAAGGGAAAAACGTTCTCTACATTACAATGGAGATGGCAGAAGAGAAAATTGCTGAACGAATTGACGCAAACTTATTAGATGTTGCTATTCAGAATATTGTAGATTTGCCCAAGTCAACGTTTGAGAATAAAGTAACTAAGTTGGCAGCAAAAACACAAGGCACACTTATAATTAAAGAGTATCCAACTGCGAGCGCACACAGTGGACATTTTAAAGCACTTCTTAGTGAGCTTGCACTTAAGAAGTCATTTAGACCTGATATTATTTTCATTGATTACCTTAATATATGTGCTTCCTCCCGTTATAAGTCAGGGATGTCTGTCAATTCATATTCATATATTAAATCTATTGCAGAGGAGCTTAGAGGGTTGGCTGGCGAAGCCGAGGTCCCTATCGTATCTGCCACCCAGACCACTCGTTCTGGTTATGGTAGCTCTGATGTTGACCTTACTGACACTTCTGAGTCCTTTGGTCTCCCTGCTACTGCTGATCTTATGTTTGCCCTTATTAGCACTGAGGAACTTGAGCAGATTGGACAGATAATGGTGAAGCAATTAAAAAACAGATACAATGATACTGTAGTCAATAAGAGATTTGTGATTGGAATTGATCGTTCTAAGATGCGTCTTTATGATTGTGAACAGTCGGCACAAGATAATATACTTGACTCCGGACAGGAAGAAGAGTATAATAACGAGGATAGACCCAAGAAATCATTTGAGGGATTTAAGTTTTGATAGGATACTACTCTGTATTTGATCCAACTGGTAAGAAAATTGCTGATTGTGGTTCTATCAAAGATGCCGTTAATCTTCTTAGAACAAGAGGCGATGGGCATTACTATCAATTTAACCCAATCTATGAAACATTTGACGTTCAACTCTTAGAAAGACCAGAACTTCCTACCAGAGATATTACTATTGATGTGAATAGTAATTCTTATGAAGTAGAAGAACCTGAATACATTGAAGTCCAAGGACAAAAATTACAAATACAACAATCCGAACAACCCAAATTAGACTTATGAGTAATGTAAACACTGATGCATATCTTGAGTTTGTGAATGCCGTCACATCTCAACCCAGTCAAGATGCCGATGCCTTTGAGTATCGTATTCAGGAACTTCGTGGAGAAGGATTTGAAACACACCGACTTCTTACTGCTGCTGTAGGAATGTCTGCTGAGGCAGGTGAGTTTACTGAGATTGTAAAGAAGATTATTTTTCAGGGTAAACCAGTCACCGAAGAGAATATGTTTCATATGAAGCGTGAACTTGGAGACATCATGTGGTATGTTGCACAAGCATGTATGGGACTTAATATTTCTCTTGATGAAGTCATTGAGATGAATGTAGATAAACTCAAAGCACGATACCCTGGTGGAGATTTTGATGTCCACTATTCTGAAAATCGTAAAGAAGGAGATGTATAATGGATGGTGCAGTTCATGCATGGAATACCATGAGTTATGGAGAAGGACTTCTCTTTTCTCTATGGTTATTGGGTATGTATTTTATTAAACTAAAAATGGATAAGAAGTTTGGACGATGAAAAAACTAATTCTTAAGTATGCAAAACTAGCGGCAAAGATTCCTGAACGGCATTATTGGCCAATCTTTATTTTCCTTTCACTTTATTTTGTTGTTCCTTATAGTGAGTTTGTAGTTACACTACTTGCATTGGGATACTTTAAGTTTGAACAACAATACCGCAAAGTATTCGGTAAAATCGTATCACCTCTCCCCGACTTAATTAAGTATGGTGCTTCAGTTATCTTCTTTTTAGTGATGTTAGATGATACTATCTTTTATGCTGCAATTATTCTTGGTGCATTGTGGACTAATAGGCAAGTCAAAAAACTTAAGGACGAATAATGTATACAATTCTCAACTATCTCATATCATTCTGGACGGTAGTTGTGATGAATTGTATACAACCTGTGAACTGGAAATATTGTTATCGTATTGACCAGTGGTTGGTTCCAGATATTCAAGAAGGATGGAAACACTATACTGGTGAGATAGTTCCCTATCAGACAGAAAAAGAGTATTTAAAGTCAATAAAAGATTAATTATAAATATCTTTATAAGAATTGTATTGTCTGGAAATGAACTCCAAAGAAATTAATAGTATTGCAGAAGCATATGCTAAAATGAATATCCGAGGAAATGATTCTGAGGAGCAAAAAAAGCGTCTTGAGAAGAAACGTGGTATGAAATTGGATGATCATCCACAGTTTAAAAAGGAAGCACTTGATCCTGTAGGCAAAGAAGACGGTGATGTTGATAATGATGGGGATAAGGATAGTTCAGATAAGTATCTTATGAAGCGCCGTAAGGCAATTGGTAAGGCAATGGGTAAGAAAAAAGGTATGGGAGAGCAAGTTCATCTGAATGATATTTCCAAGACTTATTTGGATCAGGTTTCTGAACTCTACAAGGGTAAGCACGGTCAGACTGAGAAGCAGTATCAGGACAGCAGATCTGATGCAGGTAAGATGGTCTCTGGCGACTCTAAGATGAGTGGTTCTAAGTATGCTCAGGGCAGAAGAACTGGTAGTGATGCTGGTCCTCAACCTGCTGGTGGGTCTAAGAAACCAGCAAGTCAAGGTAAGATGGACAGAGGATCACGCATTGATCTTCAGTTCCGTAAAGCAGCACTGAAGAAAGAAGAACTGGAAGCAAC